TGGAGGTGTTTCTTCATCAGGTGGTGGAAATACCGTTCAAGAACTACTTTCACGTCCATGTGATGGTGGTACAGTCACCTCGGCAAATGGAACATTAACTTATCAAAACGTAACTGCAGTTCAACAATTAACCACTTCTTATGTTGATGTAACTGGATCATCAATTACATATCAACCTCCAGCTGGAACTCATACCGTAATATACAGATTTTGTTTTCAATGTTCGTGCCACGATGCTGATGGGATTGCTCACTTTAGATTTTACATTGATGGTACTGAAGTTGTATATGCAAGAAATACTCGTAGAGCAGATGATTATAATGATCGTGTTGTCTTTGAATGGCCAATTAAAATCGGTGAAACTGCTGATACTAACACTGGTGCCCGTGCAAATTGGAATAGTGCTTTAGTATTAAAAATGCAAGCAAGAGATTATACTAGTTCTTATGATATGAAACTTCATGTGACAAACCACTTTGATGGTTCTAATACTGATATGTTCAGTATGCCAACATTAACACTAACTGCTATCGGTTAAAATAAACTACTTAAATTGATTTAAAATTATGTCATGTCTAATTACAAACCTGCCTTCATATGAAGTTTGGGTCAGAAAAGAATATCTAACAGATCATAAGAGTGGTCATGGTGAATTTGTCAAGGGAGTCTGGGTATCAGCTAAGAGTATACCTGGTCGTGCCTTTTATTTTGAAACTTATCTGCCTGAGTATGCTGCAATGTTTGATAAGTTGCCGATTTCTGCTTTCCTCTCGTCTCCAGAAATACCTGATCCTGATATGACTCTTCATAATCTACAGTTTTGGAACTGTATGGACTATGGTGTGGTTGCTGTTCAGAAGCAGTTTATCGGTTCGATGCACTATGAAGTATATACAAGAGATTATGGCAATCAGACTGGCACGTACATATGTACTCTTGACAATTATCATCAGGACGTAGACGCAATTGATTACTCAACCAGTGAACAACCTGCCGAACATAAGTCTCATAACCTCTTAGAATTAGATAATGGACAGTTTTGTCTCTATCCAAACAACCGAATGAGGATATATGACAACAGTATCACTCCTGAGACACCTAAGATTCCTGATTTTAAAGTTTCAACCGTGTACTATCAGGTGGAGAATGGTCATGATCGTGACGGATTAGGTTCAGAGGACAATTATTTTTGGAAAACATCAAAAGAAAGAGGAGGATCAGTTAATATAATGAATCAAAACGAAATTGATACTATAATTGGAGCAGGAAATACGGCAATGAGAAATGTTGACATTAATATTAAACCAGAATTGGGATAAATACAAAAAATATCTCAAATAAAATGAATAAGTCTGAAAAATTTGCTAAAAATGAACCAAAAGTGATTAATGAATATGATGGTGATGGTTACTTAGATGAAAAAGAGGATGAAAAACCTCAGTATCTAAAAGAAGGTCAATAAAAATAATCTAAAAACAGGTATAAATAAATATAAAACTTGGTTTATGGCAATTAAAAGGGATTCGAGAGCATTTAAAGACATAAGTTTATCGTTTTCACCCCATCCAGTCACAAAAGATTTACCCATTCTTAAGAATGAGAGAGCAATTAGTCGATCTGTACGCAATATTGTTGAGACTATACCAACTGAAAAGTTCTTTAATCCTAATTTTGGGTCGGATGTATATAAAAGTCTCTTTGATTTTGTAGATTTTGGTACAGCTAACGTTATTCAAGACCAAATTAAAACTTCGGTTAAGAATTATGAACCAAGAGTTGATAATGTAAGGGTTGAAGTTGACCCATTTCCTGATTTAAATCAGTTTGAAGTCACTGTAATTTATGATATTGTCGGTCAAGAGTTCCCAACTCAGGAATATTCATTTATATTAGAGGCAACAAGGTAAATGCCTTTCTCAAATTTCACAAATCTTGATTTCGATCAGATAAAAACGTCAATTAAAGACTATTTAAGAGCAAATTCCAACTTTACGGACTTTGATTTTGATGGTTCAAACTTTTCTGTCTTAATTGACACCCTTGCATACAATACTTACATCACAGCATTCAACTCAAACATGGTTGTCAATGAATCTTTTTTAGATTCTGCCACTCTGAGACAAAATGTTGTGTCATTAGCAGGAAATATAGGTTATACACCAAGGTCTAGAACAGCAGCAAATGCACAAATATCATTTGATGCTAATATTACTAGTGATGTAAACACAGTTACACTACAACCAGGTGTAGTATGCACTGGAGACGTGGATAATGAAACATATACCTTCGCAATAACAGAACCAATTAGTGTAAATGTTGTTGATGGAGTTGCAAAGTTTGAAAATATCAATGTTTATCAAGGAACTTACCTTGAAAAGGTATTCAGATACGATGGATCACTCGATCAAAGGTTTATTTTAGATAATCCCTTCATCGATACCTCAAAAATTGTAGTTTATATTAAAAATGATTCTGATAGTGGAGATGGAACACAATATACATTGATAAATGATATAATAAGTGTTGATTCGAGTTCTAAAATCTTCTTAATCAATGAAATTCAAGACGAAAAATATGAATTAAAGTTTGGTGATGGATTTTTTGGTAAAAAATTGGGAACTGGAGAAAATAAAGATGGAGATGTGATTACGGTCAAGTATCTTGTAACCGATGGAGAGGATGGGAATGGTGCTCAGAGGTTTACTTTTACAGGAAAAATTACATCTTCTACTGGAACTGCAGTTGAATTAGGAGAAACACCAGAAATTCCTTCTGAATCTATTATAAAGTCACAAAATGGTGGAAATATTGAACCTATAGATTCTGTTAAGTATTTTTCACCTCTCACATACTCTTCTCAGAACAGAGCAGTGACTGCAAGGGATTATGAGGCTGTAATTAAGAAAATTTATCCAAATACAGAATCAGTTTCTGTTGTTGGTGGGGAGGAACTTGATCCTCCAGAGTTTGGAACGGTTGTAATTAGTATAAAACCCAAAAATGGTGATCTAGTTTCGGATTTTTCTAAAAATCAGATTTTATCCAAGTTAAAACAATACACTATTTCGGGAATTAATCAAAAAATCGTTGATTTGAAAATTTTATACGTTGAAATCGATTCAAATGTTTATTATAATAGTTCTCGCATCACTACAGCAGATACTTTAAAGTCATATGTCATTAATTCCCTAACAGAATACTCAAAATCTATAAATTTAAATCAATTTGGTGGAAGATTGAAATATAGTAAACTTTTAAAGGTAATTGACGATACTGATAGTTCTATAACTTCAAATATTACTAAAATAAAAATTAGAAGGAATTTACAAATATCAGCAAATCAATTTGCACAATATGAATTATGTTTTGGAAATAAATTTTATGTAGATCCTAATGGATTCAACATTAAATCTACAGGATTTACTATTTTTGGTAATTCATCAGTTTTATACTTATCAGATATTCCAAATGCAGATTTAAAAACTGGTATTCTTCGAATTATTAAAATTTTAGAAGATGGAAGTATAATAAATGTTGCTTCTTCTGCAGGATCAATTGATTATGAAAAGGGTGAAGTAAATATATCAACAATTAACTTTTTATCTACATCAAAACCAAATAACATAATTGAAATTCAAGCTTTTCCAAGATCTAACGATGTTGTAGGATTGAAAGATTTATATGTCTCACTTAACATCTCAAATAGTACAATAAATATGGTTAGAGATGTTATTACATCTGGAGATGAAATTTCTGGTGTTCAGTTCACTAGAGATTTTTATTCTTCAAGTTATCCAAATGGTAAAATAATTAGAACATGATACAGACAGGTATTGTAAGTAAAGTAAAAATACAGGATATATTATCAAATCAACTTCCTGAATTCATTCGGGATGAAAGTCCTCTTACGACTGAAGGTACTCCAATTGTAGTTGATTTTTTAAAGCAATATTATACTTCTCAAGAGTATCAAGGTGGACCTGCTGATATATCGGATAATTTAGAAAAATATTTAAATGTTGATAATTTAACACCTGAAGTTATAGTCGATAGTGTTACCACATCTGGTATTACTACTGTTGGTGCGGAAACAATACAAGTTAATAGCACCAAGGGATTTCCAAATCAATATGGTTTGTTAAAGATTGATAATGAGATAATCACTTATACTGGAATTACAACTAATACTTTTACAGGTTGTGAACGTGGTTTTAGTGGTATTACCAGTTATCATTCAGATACAAATAAAGAAGACTTAGTATTTAACTCATCATCTGCAGCAGAGCATGGAAATTTATCTACTGTTCAAAACTTAAGTTCCTTATTTTTAAAAGAATTTTATAAAAAATTTAAAACAACTTTTTTACCTGGATTGGAAGGAATTGATTTTCAATCTAATTTAGATGTTGGAACCTTTATAAAAGAAGCAAGATCATTATATCAAACAAAAGGAACTAATGAATCATTTAGAATTTTATTTAATGTTTTATATGGTTTATCTCCAAATATTTTAAATTTAGAAGAAAGATTAATTAAACCATCATCAGCAAATTATATTAGAAGACAGGTATGCGTAGCTGAGTTATTATCTGGAAATCCAATTAAATTAAAAGGTCAAAACTTACTCAAGGGTTTGACTGGTCAAACACTTTTTAGAAGTGATTTAGATCAAAATATTAATGCATCAATTTCAGAAATTGAACCATTCGAAAGAGTGGATTCTGGATTAAGTGGTATTTCAACTTACTACAAAATTGGATTGTTTGTAGGATATGATGAAACCTCGGATGTTCAAGGAGATTTTATTATAATACCTAATTCCAAATCTTTAGAAAATATAGCAGTAGGATCAAGTGTAATTACTGTCGATTCAACTGTTGGTTTTGGAACTACGGGAACAATCATATCAGGAATTAATACAATAACATATTCTGATAAAACTGTTAATCAATTTTTAAATTGTAAAGGTATTACCGAACCCATAAAACCAATTCAAAATGTAAGATCAAATGTTACGTATTTTGGATTTGAAGATGGGGATGCGGATAAAAAAGTTGTTTTAAGACTTACTGGAGTTTTATCCAGATTTGAACAAGAGGGTAATATAGATGTTACTGAAGGTGAGATAATTTCTGTAAAAAATATTGGAGATAAAGTAAAAAATGATAAACAAACATATAAAGAAATTTTTTGTAATTCTTGGATTTATAATACAAGTTCTTCATATTTTATAACAGGTAAAACTGGTACTGTCTTTACTTTAGGAAGTTCAATAGACAGATCAAGTTTAAAAGTAGGTGATATTGTTGAAATTGTTAATAGAGGATCAAATACAATTGTTCCTTCAAGTGGTACGATCTATGTTAATGAAATTACCTCAAATACAGTTACTTTAAGTGATGGCCTAATACCTGATTTAACTACTATTGAAGATCAAACTAAGTATAAGTTAAGAAAAAAATTAAACAAACCAAATAGTTCTGGAACACCGATTGAATATGGTAATAATACACTAACATCAGACGTTCAAAACGTTTATATCGAAAATCAGGATGCTTATGTGGCATCAAACTCTTTACCATCATATTCAGTAGATGTAAATGACAATGCTTTTCAATATTTTAATAGAATAACAGCAAGTAGAAAAATTGCAACTCTAAATTTAGCAGATCCAAGTGAAGGAATTCTTGAAGGATCGACAAATGATCAAATAGATTCTACGATTATAGTTTTTGGGGAAGATGTTCCATTTTTAACTGGTGACCGAGTATTTTATACTCCTATTGGTGGAGATGCTTTAGTTGGTTTAGAAACAGGATCTTATTATGTTGACGTTTTACCTAATAAGAAAAAAATAAAATTATTTGGTTCACCTTCGGGTATAGATGATGGTAAAAATTTAACTTTTTCAAAAAGTGTAAATGATGGCACACATCAATTTGTATTGTTTTCTCAAAGATCATCTGAAATTGGTGCACAAAAATTAATTAAAAAATTCCCACTAGAACAGAATATAAAAAATGGAAATAATGATTTAACACCTGTTGGACAAACAGGTATGTTAATTAATGGTGTTGAGATTACAAACTATAAGTCAAATGATAATATGTATTTTGGACCATTGTCATCTGTAGATGTTTTAAATGGTGGAGATAATTATGATGTAATTAATTTACCAAATATTCTCATATCAACAGGTGTTGGAACTACTGCTTTAGTTCAACCAGTAATTTCTGGAAAAGTTGAAGATATTTTTGTTGATCCGCAAAATTTTGATATTGATAGAGTAGTTTCAATAGGTGTTACTGGGGGAAATGGTTCTGGGTGTGTATTAGAACCAATTATAGGAACAAGATTTAGGAATGAATTTTTCAATACTTCTCCTTCAACAAGTGGAGGTGGTATCAATACCACTACTGAGGAAATAGTATTTTTAGATGAACATAATTTTATAAATGGTGAAGAAATAATATATGATTCTAATTTTTCTGAAAGTATTAAAATTGTTGGAACAGGAACTGATAGATTGATAAATGGAGCAGTGTATTATCCAAAAGTTTTAAATGACAGAAAAATAGAACTATATGAAACATTTAATGATTATTCAACATCTTCAAATAAAATAAATTTTAATTCTAGTTTTGGTTTAGGTAATCATAGTTTTAAAGTCGGACTCCGAAATACATTGTTGGATATAAACATTGTAGATCAGGGTAGTGGATATACAAACCGTCAATTATTTGTAAAACCAACTGGAATTTCTACTGGAAATAATACTGTAAACTTTATAGATCATGGATTTAAAGATGGTGATTTAATTGAATATAGTGGAAATATATCAGGATTGACTACAACTAATAATTATTATATTATTAAAAATAATGATAATTCATTTAGTTTAAGTAATGCAGGAGTTGGAGGATCCATATCTTCAAACTTTAATAGACGTAAAGTAACTAATTTAGAGTCTATAGGAACAGGACTTCATACATTCAAGTATCCAGATATAAAAGTATTCGTAGAATTTGATGCTGTCGGTGTTGGAACAACTTCAACAGCAGAAATTAAAATAACTCCAAAAGTTAGAGGAAGCATACAACAATTATATTTGTATGAAAATGGTACGGGATATGGATCAACAATTATTAATAATCATCGAAAACCGATTATAACATTGCAAAATGGTAAAAATGCATCGTTAAAACCTATAATCGATAATGGGCAAATTGATAAAATCAATATTGGATTTGGTGGAAATGAGTATTTTTCAGTTCCTGATCTTGAGGTTGTAGATCCTACAGGAAAGGGTGTGGGTGCCAAATTAAGACCTGTTTTAGAAAATCAAAAAATATCTGATGTTATTATTATTAATTCTGGTATTGGATACTCTACAGACACTTTAATTAAAGTAAAATCCGCAGGAAAAAATTATTTCTTTAATTCTAATGTTAGATCTTTAACTCTCAATAAACATAATGTAAATGACTTTCAATATTTGGAAGAATCTCAAAATAAATTAAAATATACCTTTACTGGTTATTCTACTAGTCCATTTCAAGATAGTGGAAATGAAGTATCCAAAATTATAGGATGGGCATATGATGGAAATCCTATTTACGGACCTTTTGGTTATGCTGATCCGTCAAATTCTCCCAGTAATGATATTGGTAGGAGAAAATTGGTATCGGGATATGAACTTAATACTTCAAATTTAGTTGATAGACCAAATTTTGATGATGGATTTTTTGTTGAAGATTATGTTTTTAATAATAGTGGAGATTTAGATGAACATAATGGTAGATTTGAAAAAACAGAAGATTTTCCAAATGGTGTTTATGCATACCATGCTACAGTTATAGATTCAGATAATAAACCTTCATTTCCATACTTTATTGGAAATACTTATAGGTCTGCAATAATACCTTATAATGTTAAAGGTGATACTCAAACATCTTTTAATTTTAATAAAGATAACTTATTAAGAAATACTTTCCCATATAAAGTAGCAGATGATTTTGCAAATAATGATTTTTTAGTTGAAACGAATGAAATTCAAGATCAAAAAATAGAATTAAATTCAGTATCATCTGGTTCTGTTAAAGGATTTGACATTTTATTTGGTGGATCTGATTATAAAATCGGAGAAAACTTAGAATTTGATAATACAGACACTAATGGTGATGGTTTAGTATCTACTGTATCAGAAATTGGTGGTAAAGCAATATCAAATTTAAATACAACTGTTGAAAAAATTGAAAATTCTGTTTTAACATGGTCTGAAAACAAAATAAATGTAAAAACTCCAATTAATCATAATTTAAATCCAGGTGATTCTGTTAATATTTCAGGATTAAGTACAGACATATCATCATTAAATAATACCTTTACTGTTGGTATTACTACGTTTTCAACAACTACAATTTCAACAGTTACTGCAGCACCAACTGCAGGATTCACCACAGAAATATTTGTTGCAAATATTCCATCGTCTGTTTCTGTTGGAAGTAGTGTTGGTATTGGAACAGAAACTTTAAAGGTATTAAACATATACAGGAATTTAAATATTCTTACTATTCAAAGAACATCAGGATCTGCCTTTGCCACTATTCATCCTAAAGGTTCAAATGTTAAATTTATATCAAATTCATTTACATTTGATAAAACTGTCAATAAATTTGAATCATCAAATAATAAGAAAATATTCTTCAATGCATCACAAGCAGTTGGTTTAGGTACAATTGATGGAACAGAGACTAGTGTTTCGTTTGCATTTGCAGAAAAAACTTTATCCAGAAATCTTCCAACAAAACAAATTTATATTGAGAATCATCAATTAAAAACAAACCAAAAAATTAATTTTATAAAACCTGCAGGTACAAATATTTCAATATCTACAGATAATAATCCTGCTACTACATTTAACTTACCTGAAACTTTATATGTTGTCAATAAAAATTTAAATTCAATTGGTATTAAGACTGGAAGAGGAAGTCAATTTAATGAAGTTTATTTCATATCCTTAACTAACGGTGATAACGATTTATTTTCTTTTGAAACTGATTTTGATCAAGTAAAAGGAACTGTTGATAAAATAAAAACAACTGTTAGTATTTCAACTTCTCATGGTCTAGAAACTAATGATAGAATTATTTTAACAGTTAAACCGAGTCTGAATGTTGGTGTTGGAACCTCAACTGCAGTTAAAGTTTCTAGAGATTCTTTAACTGGTAATATTTTATTTAATCCAATTGGATTTAGTTCATTGGGAATAAATACAGACTCCAATTCAATTAATTTGCAAAATCATGGATTGGAAACTGGAGAAAAAATTAAATACACTTCCGATACTTTACCGCAAGGATTAGATAATAAAAATTATTTTGTATATAAAGTTGATAATGATAACATAAAATTATGTGATACTCTAATAGATGCATCAAAAGATATTCCTAATATTACTGGTATAGGTTCAACTGGTGGTTTAACACAATCAATATCTCTTATAAATCCTCAAATAATTTCTGTAAGAAATAATAATTTAGTATTTGATGTTTCAGATTCTTCATTATCTGGATATGACTTTAAATTATACCATGATAGTGAATATAAAAATGAATTTATATCTGATAGTAAAACATCTAACTTTAATGTGGTAAAAGTTGGAAGTGCATTAACCATAGGATATGGAAATAGTTTACCTCAAGTTTTGTATTATAATTTGGAGAATAGTGGAAATATTAGCACAACCGATACTGAAGTAAAAAACCCATCAGAAATATCTTTTGTTAATAGTAAATATGATGATTCATACAGGATAACTAAAGTTGATGATACTTCTTTTGAAGTATTTTTAAAAAGTATACCTGAAAAGTTATCTTATACACCTCTAGAATGTAATACTTTAAGTTATACTACAAATTCAAAAACAACTTCAGGAAAAATTGAAAAGATTAATCTTATTTCAGGTGGATCAAATTATAAAAAACTTCCTAATTTTGTTGGTATAGCTGGAAGTTCTATAGGTAGAGATGCTTTAATCGTACCAACTTCAAATTCTATCGGTTCTGTTGAAACAGTAAGAATTATTAATGAGGGATTTGAATATTCATCAGATAAAACATTAGAACCAGAAAGTCTTATAGCATCTACCGTAGAAACAACAAATTCAAGTGTTTTAGGTATAGTCAGTGTAACAAATGGTGGATCCGATTATATATCACCACCAAATATTATTGTTGTTAATTCATTAACAGGTGAAAAAATAGATAGTGGATTTTTAGAACCTGTAATGTCGGAGAATAGTATTTCAACAGTTAATATTAATGAAGTTCCCATAGGATTGCCACAAGATACAGTGACTTTAAGAACTGTCAATAATACTAATGGTATTGCAATATTAGAAGTTAAATCTAATAGTGTAGGAACAGCATTTACATGTAAGTTAACAACACCAACACCAACGTTCCCAGTGGATCCTTTTGCAATTAATGATAGAGTCTTTATTGAAGGAATTGAAAAAGTGACTGGAGTTGGTTCAGGATTTAACTCTAAAGATTATGGTTATAAGTTATTAAGAGTTAGTGGTTTCAATGGAAACGTTAGTGGTTTTGCAGAGGTAACTATTGATGTATCCGAATTTACCTCTACTGGTACAGGAGTAGCAAAAACTACTGTTTCAACATTTGCAAATGTAATTAATAGGGGTGATTATCCCGAATTTTTTGTAACTCAAAATCAATCTTCATTTGAAAAAGATGAAAAATTAACTGTTAATGGATTATCTACAGATTTGGAAGTTATTAGTTTAAATAATGGAAAATTAAAATTATTTGGAAAGAAAGATGTAAAAACTGGAGATATCATAGCAGGAACCAATTCAGGAATCAAAGCTGAAGTATCAAAAGTTACCCAAAATAAAGGAAGATTAAAAACTGATTTTTCAATTCTTAAAGATTTAGGTTGGAATGATAGTATAGGAAAATTAAATGAAGACTTTCAAGTAATTGCTGATAATGACTATTATCAAAATATGTCATACTCTATACAGAGTCCTATAGAATGGAGAAAGTTAAGAACAACAGTTAATAATATTTTACATACAAGTGGCATGAAAAATTTTGCCGATACTGGAGTTACTTCCACAACAAGTGCAGGTATTGGGGCATCAGACAATGTGGATGTAATAGTAGATTTATTTGATGAAAGGAGAGTTGATGAAATAATTCTCGATACAGCAAGAGATATTGATGTTGTCAATAATGTAAGTAGATTTATATCTTTTGATAATATAAAACTATCCAGTTATATAAGTTGTAATACTAATGATGTCCTTACCATTGATGACATAAACAGACAATTTTCTAACTTAGATGGTAATCCTGACACTTTTATAGATTTATTTGAATTTAATTCAAATGAATTATTCAATAATTTATTAATTAGGACAAGTAGCACTGCAGCATCTGGCACTAATGAACTTCAATTTTCAGATTTTATATTATTGAGTAATGGCACTAAAAATTTAATTTTAGAAAAATCAAATTTAATTAATTCTGGTGCTGGATTTACTGGATCGGAAATTAATAATTTTGTTGATTTTAGTTTAAAAACAGATCCAATATCATCAAAAACTACATTTAGATTTACTCCAACAAAAGATGCTGTTACAGTAGATTATGATTTAAAAATATCTTCATCTAAATTTACCACATCTTCGACAGGAATAGGAACATCATCAATAGGACCTATAAATTTAAGTTCTGTTATTAAAACCTGTGCTGCAGGAATCACAACTAATATAATTTCTGTTCCAATTAATAAATTTGAATCTTTACATGCAACAGTTCATGTAATAGATCTTACAACAAATGAAATGAATTTAGTAGAAAATTTTGTTTCACATTCAAATACTGATACATTTCTTTCACAAGCATATTTTAATACAGATGATGGTCAATTATCTTTAAATCAAATTGGAATTATTACCTCTGGTATATCAGGAAGCAATTTAGTTATTAGTTTTGAGAATAATGGATCTAATAATGTTCGATTAAAATCAAAAATTGTTGGTATTGGTACGATTGGAGTTGCTGATGAAATTTATAGATTTAAATCTTCTGGTCAACAAGATGGAAGTGAAAGGACTACAACATACTCTGGATTCTCTACAGTTAATGTTGGAGTATCTACTATTCTTGATTTTGATTCACAATTATTCAATTCGGTAAAATCAATTGTAGAAGTTAGTATAGGGTCTTCAAAGGCAATACATGAAGTTTTATCTATTCATGATGGAACAAATGCTTTTGTTCAGGAGACTGGATCTTTATCAGTTACTAAAAATTCCAATTCTGAATACGATCCTTCATCAGGTTTAGGTACATTTAGTGCTTCTTACTCTGCAAGTAAATTTAAACTTCAGTTTCATCCTGATAGTTCAAGTGGAATATCTACAGTCATTTCATTAAATCATGCTTTCTATACTGCATTAGATAAAGTTAATACTCCAAATAATTTAAATTATGGTGGTATATTAGAAAGTAATGAAGTTAAAGAATATAATGCAGTTGGTGGTAATAGAGTTAATAGAAAAGAATTTATATTGAATAATAATTCAACAACAATTTTTGGAAAGACATTTAATCCTACAAGTGCATCTATACTCAATTTAACAACTGGTAAGTTTACTATCGAAAATCACTTCTTTAGAGAAAATGAACAATTAGTGTACACACCAGCATCTACATTTATTGGTATAGGTTCAACACCAATGCAATTTAAAAATGGTTCTATTGTTGACTCATTACCAACAACGGTTTTTGCAAAAACAGTAACTAACAATTCTTTCTTCATATCAACTACAAGAGCAGGAACAGCAGTTACATTTATGGGGGTTGGTGAAGGAAATGCTCATGAGTTTTCAATGGCAAAGAGCAATGAAAAGTCTTTAATTGCGATTGATGATTTGACACAGTATCCTTTAATTGAAACTGATGTAGAACATACTTTAAAAAATAACGTAGGTGCACAGGTTGGATTGACAACAACTATTATTAACCTAAGTGGAATAAGTACAATATCTGTAAATGATATTTTAAAAATAGAAAATGAATTTGTTCAGGTAACAAATGTTGGATTTGGAACAACAAGTGGATCTCCTGTAGGAACTGCTGGAACATTCAATACAATTGAGGTTGAAAGAGCATCTGTTGGTAGTCCACAAACCACACATAATGATGGTGTGACTGTGAAAAGATTTAAAGGTAATTATAATATTGTTGGAAGGAAAATTTTCTTTACTGATGCACCAAGAGGTAATCCAGGTAAAGAAAAAGATGAAAGTAATTTAGACATTCCCACAGCATCTTTCAATGGAAGAGTTTATCTTCGAAATGATTATAGCACAAATGAAATTTTTGATGATATTTCTGATCAATTTACTGGTATAACAACCACGTTTACTTTAAAAGTGGGTGGTGCAAATACTGTTGGATTAGGAACAGATGGTGGTAGTGGAATTTTATTTGTAAATGGAATTTTCCAATCACCATCAACAGATAATAATCCAGATAAAAACTTTAAAATAATTGAATCTGGAAGTGGTGCAACTGGAGTGACTAGTGTGTTCTTTACAGGAATAACATCATCAGATGGAAATCCATTCATTTCAAATAACAATATCAATACAAATGAATTACCTAGAGGTGGTGTTCCAATATCTCTTGGTTCAACTATTACTGGACTAGGATATGCTCCTTTAGTTGGTGCAAAAGTAAAGGCACTTATTGGTACTGGTGGAACGATAACAAGTATTGTCGGAGTTGCATATACTGGATCTGCACTAGGTATTGTAACTGCAACATATAATAATGTGACAGGTATAATTACTTTCCAAACTGTAAATGAACATAGATTTACAAATTCAAATGAGGTTGCAATATTAGATTCTTTACAATTTAATCCAAGTATTACATTATCAGGAAGTCAATTTCCTGTTGTTTCAATTGCAGCAACAAATATATTTGGTCTTAACATTGGAAAAAGAAATACATCACATGTTTACGTTGGATCTGGAAATGTATCTCCATACTTTAGTAACCTAACATTTGGTTCTGGATATAATGGCAGAGTTGGAATTGCAGTTACTGTAATGGATCTTGGATATGAACATCGTTTTGTAGATGCAGATATAAATGCGATTGATAGAAATGTTGGATCAGATATAACACCAACAAATGCAACTTATGATCCTGTAACTGGTATATTGGTATTAACTGTTAATAATCATGGAATGAGTACAAATGATTTAGTTGGAATTAAAACTGGTTCTATTCGATTTACATGTGAGAGAGATAATTTTAAAACAGTTCACCCATATCCAAGATCTACAGACCCAGTTGCTGGTATAAACACAACAATCACAAAGTTAGATAATAATTTGTTTAGTGTATTTGTTGGTGAGAATGTCGGTACTGGTGCACAGGTAACTGCAACAGCAGGTGTAGGAGGAACTGCAATATTTACAGTTGGTGCTGCAGGAACAAATTATAAGGATCCACGAGTATTTGTTTCTGAACCATCCTATGCAAATTTACCTGTAACTGGTGTATCAAGACTATCAATCGGTTCCACAACAGAAACTGGAAGCAATTTGACAGTTACTGCGGTTGTAAGTGCAAGTGCAACTACAGGAATAGGTTCAACACTATTTGAAGTTTCAAAATATGAGACAGTAAATTCTGGTTATGGATTTAAGAAAGGAGATGTAATAGAAGCAGTTGGATTAGTAACTGCAAAAGGAATGGGTGCGTTTTCTCCCAAATCGACTCTTGAAGTAAATGAAATATATAATGATTCATTTGCAATGTGGCAATTTGGAGAATTTGATTACATAGATTCAATTAAATCACTTCAAGATGGAATTACAACAAGATTCCCATTAAATTTCAATAATTCATTAATTAGTGTTGAAGCTGCTGGAACTTTATTGAGTAATGTTAGATTGGAGAATATATTTTTAGTGACAGTTAATGGAATAATACAAGATCCATCTAAAGCTTATAATTTAGTTGGTGGAACTTCAATTAATTTCAGTGAAGCACCCATACCTGAAGATGATATATCTATTATGTTTTATAGGGGAACAGGTGGTCAAGATTCGATTGTTGTAGATGGGCAAAAAACAAATATAGAGACTGGAGATGAAGTTAGGTTGGAATCAACTGTACCTACTATTGGTGGTTTTCAAATAGAAGCACAAAATAATCGTACTGTCACAGGTATTGTTACATCAACTGCATTGGAGACTAATATTTACCAAGAACAAGGTATTAATGAAACTATATCAAGACCTTTAATACTTATTAAACAAAAAAATGATAAAACTATCAATAAAGTTATTGTTTCTAAAAAAAGAAAAGATCTTGAACCTAGAATTATTCCAATTGCAAAAATAATTAGTGACGTTACTACCTCAAATATAGATTTCTTTGTGGATAATGCAGATTTATTTAATTATGAAGATGAATCAACAGTAATAATAAATGCATCAATCACTAATTTAAACAAAACTGACTCTGTAAATGCATCTGCTACTACAACTGTTTCTTCAGGAACAGTAAGTGGAATTACAATAACTAATGTTGGTTCTGGGTATGCATCAACCCCAACAGTTTCTATTTCTGCTCCACCAAGAATTGGTGTTGGTGTAGGAACAACAGCAACAGCAACTGCAACCATTTCTAATGGTCAGATATCTTCAATCAATGTAACTAATATTGGTTTAGGATATACCATTGCACCTCAAGTTTTAATAGAGAGTCCTATAGAATCAAGCACCTTTGAAAATCTTACAACTTCAGGATTGACGATTCAAGAAAATACTGGTTTAATTACAGGAATTGGAACTACCGTATTTTCATCTAAATTAGGTGTCAAATTTACGATAAAGAGAGATGGTGCTACTTTTACTCCATTAGGTATAGGCACACCATTCTATGTTTATGATACTCGTGTTGGTTCAGGACTAACATCTTTGAGTGTTTCAGGTGTTGATGCACATAGTGTTGGTATTGGAACAACATTCGTTGATAATGTATATACCATAGCATCTTTCCAAGATCTTGGAGCTGGAGTTGGAGTGGTCACTTGTTTGATAAAATCTAACACATTAACTACTGGTATAACTTCAACAGGATCTGCTACAGTTCCAGTTGGTAAGTATTCAATAGCAAGAATTAGAAACTTTTCAAGATCATCATCACCAATATCAATAGGTGTTACAGGACTGACTGTTGATGCTGGATTAACCACTTTCCCATCACTAAAAAGAACTGGTGGAGCAGACACATTTGAGAAAACTGGTGGTCTAACAACACCCACTTAAATTTAATGTTAAATATAATGTATAAATATCTAAAAAACTATTAATATGCCAGCGGTAGTAACAGATCAATTTAGAATAGTAAACGCAGGTAATTTTGTAGATTCTGTTTTAGACTCTAATAATTCTTACTATGTATTTTTAGGTTTACCAAATCCAGACGTAGTTGGTTTTGGTAGAACGACCTCTTGGCCATCTAATCCAATTGATAATCAACAATATTTAACAACCTACAGAGATACCTCACTATTCGGTAAAAAAATTAATTCTTCAAATATTAGAAGAGTTGTAAAAAAACATAATTGGGTTGCAAATACAAGATATGATATGTATAGACATGATTATACTGAAAGTAATAAAGCACCTAATTCACAAACTGGAAGTTTATATAAAACAAATTTTTATGTTTTAACTTCTGAATTTAAAGTCTACATTTGTTTAGATAACGGAGGATCAGGTGTACCATCCTCTACTGATGCAAAAGGAGTTGAATCCTTAGATGAACCTACATTTACTGATTTAGAACCAGCAGCTGCTGGAACACAAGATCCTTATGTGTGGAAATATTTGTTTACCATATCACCAAGTGATGTAATTAAGTTTGATTCTACGGAATATATTGTATTACCAAGTGATTGGTCAACTTCTACTGATCCTCAAATTCAATCAGTAAGAGAGGCAGGTGATTCTGATATCAATAAAAACCAAATTAAAAAAGTTTTTATTGAGAATGGAGGAACTGGATACAATAATAATAATACTTCCACTGAAGAATTAGATATTTTAGGAGATGGAACTGGAGGAAAAGTTTTAGTGACATTTACAAATGGAACTATTACAGACACTATCGTAAGTTCTGGTGGTTCTGGATATACCTTCGGAATGGTAAACTTGCAAAGTTACAAAAACGGAGCAACTGACATAAAGGCAAAATTAATTCCAATTATACCTCCATCAAAAGGTCATGGGTCAGATGTATATACAGAACTTGGTGCAGATAAAGTCTTAGTTTATTCTAGATTTGATGATTCTACCAAAGATTTTCCTACAGACACTCATTTTGGTCAAGTTGGAATAATTAAAAACCCACAAAAATCAGGGGCAACGGGAATTGTTACTGAAGCACAATTCTCATCATTATCTGCCATTAAATTACAAACTGCAATTGATGCAGCAACTGATTTCAATGCCCTTATCGGTGTTGGTATCACACAAACTGTAACTGGTGGTATTGCAAGAGGAACTGTAGCATCTTATGATAAAGATACTCAAGTCCTTAAATATATTCAAGATAGAACTCTAAATTTAAATCAAAGTACTTTTGATAATACAGATTTTGATGGTGTTAATGCGAGTGCCAAGGTTTTATCCTTTGAAAATAATGGAAATCAAATTAGAACAATTCCTGGTGGTTCAGTAACTTTTAATTCATTAGTTGAGAGTTTTACAGGTATAACCACTGTAATTGGTAATAAACAAATCAATTTAGGTGTTCAATTTACAAATGGACTTGCTAATCCTGAAATAAATAAAAAGAGTGGCGATGTAATATACATTGACAATCGAAAAAAAGTTGAACGAAATGTAAGACAAAAAGAAGACGTTAAAATCATTCTGGAATTCTAAAAAAAATGGCACAAAAAATTAATCTTAATGTAAGCCCATACTACGATGACTATGATAGTGAGAAAAACTTTCATAAGGTTTTGTATAAGCCAGGTTTTCCAGTACAAGCTAGGGAGTTAACAACACAACAATCAATACTTCAAAATCAAATAGAAGCATTTGGTGATCATGTATTTAAAGAGGGATCTGTAGTTATACCTGGTGGACTTGCTTTTGATAATCAATTTAATGCTGTAAAATTAAATAATACAAATTTTAATGTTGATATATCAGTTTACATTAAAGATTTTATAGGAAAAAAAATAACTGGAAGTGAATCTGGTATTCAAGCAATAGTTAAGTTTGTATCTTTACCCGATGGTTTAGATGTTGATTTTGTAACATTGTATGTTAATTATGTTAGTGCAGATAGTAATTCTGTTATTACATCTTTTTCGGATGGAGAAACTTTAAGTGCAACTGAAAATGTTGTATATGGAAATACCACTATAAATGCAAATACACCTTTTGCATCTTTAATACCAACAGAGGCTACTTCTGTTGGATCTGCTGCGTTTATATCAAAAGGTGTTTATTTTGTAAGAGGATTTTTTGCAAATGTTTCTGATCAAACAATCATTTTAGATAATTATACCAATACTCCCTCATATAGAGTTGGATTAAAAGTTGATGAACTTATTATAAACGCAAAAGAAGATAGCAGTTTGTTTGATAATGCAAAAGGATTTACCAACTATGCAGCACCTGGCGCAGATAGACTTAAAATAAATTTAACTTTAACTAAAAAATTACTAACGGATAAGAATGATACTGATTTCATTGAATTGATGAGATTGGATGAAGGAAAGTTGAAGATAATGCAACCTAAGAGTGAATATAATAAAATTCGTGATTGGATTGCTGAAAGAACATATGAGGAGTCTGGTGATTATAGTGTTACACCATTCAGAATGGGGTTGTTTAACTCTTTAAATGATAATCTAGGTAATAATGGTTTATTCTTCTCTGACGACACTACAGAGCAAGGAAATGAACCATCTGATGACTTAATGTGTTTAAAAATATCTGCAGGTGAAGCATATGTGAGAGGATATAATATTGAAAAGGCGGGAACTACTATTATTGATGTTGATAAACCAAGAGATGTTGGTATAAGAAGTGATATTGGTGTTTCTTTTGAGATGGGAAATTTAATCAAGGTTAATAATGTTGATCCTAGTAATATAACTTCTGGAAATATAGTTTCTCTACACAGTAAATTTGCTGGTGGTGGTGGAGTTATTGGAAGTGCAAGAGCTTACTCATTTAATTTAGAAGATGCACCATATACAAATGATGCAACTAGATGGGAACTAAGATTATTTGATATTCAGACAAATACAGATTTAATTTTAAATCAAGCAGTAAGTAATACTGAAATACCAGCTGGATCATTTATTAAGGGAAAAAATAGTGGTGCGAGTGGATTTTCAATAAGTGCTGGAGGTGGTTCATTAGTTGTACCAATAAATCAAACATCAGGAACTTTTTCAGAGGGTGAACAAATACAAATTAATGGAATTGATATTTCTCGAACTGTTGGTGTTGCAACTGCACATACAGTTCAAGATATAAAATCTGTAAAAGAGGGAACTACTTTTCAAGCAGATACAGTTTTAGAAAGATTTAGATTACCAAATAATATCGAAACAGTTAATATCACAAATGGAGGAATTGTTACTGCAGGATCAAAACTATTTACTGGATTGAAGAAAGGAGATATTGTTAGATATTTTAAAACTACTGGTTCAGCTGCTGAAGAGACATTTAACGAAGTAAGTAATGTAAGTGCTGATGGAAAAACTTTAACAGTTGTAGCAATCTCTCCAAACGTAACTGGAGTCTTTAATGGAGCACTTCCTGGCAGTACAATAACAGTATCAATGTTTTTGGGTGCACCTTTGATTAGTGGAAGAGGTTCTTTATATTCACAACTATCTAATGATAATGTTGCTACTGTAGATTTAACAAGATCAAAACTTAAAGTTTCTAGAAAACTTACAAAAAATTCTAGTTCAGGAGTTTTGACAGTAGATATGTCAAGTGATTTTGGATTTGCTGCATCTGAAGCTATTTTTGAAACTTTTGATCAAGAAAGATATACATTACTTGATAATAACAATGATCCAATAGCAATCACGAAAGATAAGTTTACATATGCTAACAATGGTGAAGCAATCGAAATTAATAGTGGTGGTGCAAATTTAAGTAAAACTATTGATGTTACCATCATCAAAAACAAAATCAAATCGAAGTTAAAAGAGTATAAGAGAAGTCAAGTCTTAAATGTTACAAGATCTAAGTATGCAAAATCTGGTAGTGTTAATGTTGGATTGGGTGCATCAACAATTGCAGATGGTCTTATTTTTGATCAGAGATATGGACTTAGAGTTCAAGACGAAACAATATCATTAAATTACCCAGATGCTGTAAAAATTCTAGCAATTTATGAATCCATTGACACTGATGCTCCTAAATTAGATGTTTTACAATTTACAAGCACTGCTGATGTAACTACTAATGCAATTATTGGAGAAAACATAATAGGAGAAAATAGTAAAATAATTGCAAGGGTTGTAGGTAAACCGAATACTAATAAATTATCAGTAATTTATCAAACACCCGATAAATTTAATGTAGGAGAATCTGTAGTATTTTCAGAATCTAATATCAAAACTAATGTTCAATCTGTAGAGATTGGTGTCTTTAAAGATATTACTAATTCATATACTTTAGACAAAGGACAAAGAGATCAATTTTATGATTATTCGAGAATAATTAGAAATAAGAATACTCCAGAACCAAAAGGACCTTTATTAATTGTATTTGATTATTATTCTGTTGCAAGTAATGATACAGGAGATGTATTTACGGTCTTTAGTTATGATGAAGAAAGATATGCTGACGATATTCCTTTAATTGGTGATCGTGAAGTAAGAGCTACTGATACTTTTGATTTTAGACCTAGAGTATCTGTTTATGATCCTAGTTCAGACACTGGATCTCCCTTCGATTTTAAACATAGAGATTTTAGTGGAACATCAGTCATAGAATATGTAAAACCAGATGAAACTGTTTCCGCAACTTATGAATACTATTTACCAAGAGTTGATAGAGTTTATTTGAATAAATTTGGAGATTTTGTTTATGAAAAAGGAATCTCATCTCAAGATCCAAAACCTCCAATTAAGAATGATGAGGTGATGCAGTTGGGAACTATTGAGTTACCAGCATATCTTTACAACACTCAAAATGCTAAATTGACATTTAATGATAATCGAAGATTTACCATGAGAGACATTGGTAATATTGAAGATAGAGTTTCAAATTTAGAAGAAACTACTACATTGTCTTTATTAGAAGTAAGTGCTCAATCATTACAAATTCAGGATGAAGAAGGTAAGAATAGATTTAAAAGTGGATTTTTTGTAGATGCTTTTAGAAACTATGATTTTATCAATAGAGATCTATCATCAATACAGGTAAATCCAGAATCTCAAGAGTTGATATCCTTTAGAACAAGAGATACTTTAGCATCTCAAATAACACCTAAACAATTTACAATTAGTTCTGAATTAGATTTTAATACAAACTTTGATTTATTTGATTCAAATGTTAGAAAAACTGGTGATGTTGTAACATTAAATTATGAAGAAGTGGAATGGATAACTCAACCATATGCAACAAAGAGTGGTGAGACAAATGATATTATAAATGTCAACCCGTATGAATTAACCGTATTTGCTGGTAAAGTTGAGTTAGATCCTAAAAATGATGTATGGACAAGAACTGTTCGTCTTCAAGATCAAATTATAAGGCAAACAGGAACTAATACTGTTGAAACTATCAATATGAATTTTGATGCTGGAACAAGTACAATAAATTTAGGTACTGTTGGTAATCGAAATCGTTCTGGTAGTGTGAATATAAACTCTCAAGGTCAAGGTTCTGCTAGTTTTAGTAACGTTGATAGAACTGCTCAAAATGCTTTAGTTTCTTCATCGTCAGATGATTTTATGAGATCTAGAAATATTCAATTTATATCAGGAGGATTCTTAGATTATGTCGAATTATATTTATTTTTAGATGGGCAAAAAATATTTGATGTAATTCCAAAATTACTTGAAATTACACCTGATGTGAATGGAACAGAATATGGTTCAAATAGTTCTTTTAAAATTGGGGAAACAGTAAATGTATATCCAAGTTCTGGTAGTAATGTAAGTATGGTTTTCAGAGTATGTCAACCAAACCATAAATCTGGAGCATTTAATAATCCATCAGAAGTTTATATAAGTGATCCATATAGTTCTGGTAGAAATAGTATTCCAAGTGATTATAGTCAATCATCTTCAATTTTAAATATAGATACCAAATCACTATCAGAAGAAGCACAGGGTAATTTTTATGGATATCTATCCAAAAATTCATTACTGGTTGGACAGGAAAGTGGTGCAACTGCATATGTAAAAGATTTGAGGTTGATTACTGATGCCTTTGGTGATGTAACAGGTTCTTCTTATCTTAGAGATCCATATTCACAACCATCTCCTGTTGTAAAAGTACAAACTGGTGTTAAGGATTTTAAATTAACTACAAGTCCTACAAATGAAATTGTAGACCCTTCACTAAAATTTGGAGTAATATCTGCACAAACAGAATACTCTGCTTTTGGTACAATTGAAGAATGGCAAAATACAATTACTTTAATAACCAATACAACTACAATTAATGTTAATGGATCGTTTAATGCACAAGTTAATGCTAATATAGAGGCAGAAGATGATGATCCTTTAGCACAAACATTCTCAGTTGGTGGTAACGTTCTAGCACCAAGTGCTAAAGAGGCAAATACAGATCTAAATGGTGCATTTATAACTGCAGTTGAAGTATATTTTGCATCTGTTGATGTAGTATCAAACACACCAATCCGTTGTGAAATTAGAACTGTAACTGGTGATGCTCGACCTTCAAAATTTTTAGTTGGAAAAAGTAAAACTTTAAGACCAAAGGGTGTTGACTCAAATGGAAATGAGATTACATTAATTGAATCTGATGCTGAGACTGCAAGCAAACCAACCAAGTTTACATTCCCAGAACCAATTTATTTGGCACCAGGTAATACATATTCTTTCGTATTGGTTGCACCTAATAGCACTGCTTATACTGTATGGACAGCAAGACATGGTGGAATTGCTGTTAATGCAAGTTCAATACAATCTGCAGACTCTGGAGCATCATTGATATACAGTACTCAATACGGTGCAGGTGCAATATTCAAATCTCAGAATGGGTCTCTTTGGACTGAAGATCAAACACAAGATATGACATTTAAGTTATATAAAGCTAAATTCACTTCATTATCAGGATCGGCATACTTTAATAATCCAGATTTAAATGATAGTAATGGATATATGCCAGTATTAAATGATAATCCAATTCAAGTTTTACCAAAAACAGGAAGTATTGGTATTACTACAACTTTGAACAATGGAGTGGCAGATATTCTTTCACCAGGTAGAAAAATATGTGGTAGTCGTGCAACAAGCACTGCTGTAGTTGTAGGAACTGGATGTTCAGTAAATGCTGTTGGTATTACAACTGTAGGAACTAATTATGCTACAGACACTAATGTTAGCACTTTCAATGTAATTGGTGAAGGAAGTGGATTGACATTAAATATACAGGCATCTGGTGGTGCTTTGGTAAGTGCAGTTCCAGTCGTAAATGGTACTGGATATAAAGTTGGAGATGTGGTTGGTATCGTAACTTCAACTGTGGGTGCACAAGGTGGAGAAGGTGAGAATGCAAGAATTACCATTACAGAAACTTTAGGTATTGACACTTTATATCTAACTGATATTCAATCAGACGATACTTCATATACAGCAGATAACACAGTTCCACTTAGATATTTTAATGATAGTAATTCTGTTGTATCATTTGGATCAACTGGTTTAATTACTAGAAGAAGCTTTAATACTTCAGGAGTTAATGCAGGAAATGTATTTAAAGTAAATCATTTTAATCATGGTATGTATTCCACTACAAATAAAGTTAAGATTAAGGGAATAGAATCTGATGTAGCTCCAAGTACTTTGACTGCAGTGTTATCTAAAACTGAAACAAATACAATTGGTATAGGTTCTACTACTCCATTTACTAATTTTGAAGGAATCCCTGTAAGTGCAACAAACCTTGGTTATGTGCAGATTGGAGATGAAATAATCGGATACCAATCTGTAGGAACAGGTGTCTTAAATATTGCATCTGGATCTGGAAATCAACGAGGCGTTGATAATACAGTTCCAATCGAACATCAAATTGATGCAGTAGTTAAAAAATATGAATTTGGTGGTGTTTCAATGAGAAGAATTCAAGTCCCAGATACGTCAACTCTTGGATTAAGTTCTCCAATAGATCTTGATAGTTACTATATTGCTTTTGATAGAACTGCAAACGGAAAAAATAGATCTGCAGATAGTGCCACAGAACCACAATTATCATTTAATAGTGAGGCATTTGTAGGAGGATCAAACGTCAGAGCATCTGAAAACATCCTCTATGGTGCCTTAATTCCAAGATATGATATACTGACACCTACAGGAGTCAATGGTGCTAAAACAAATATAGATGCCTCAATTAGAACAGTATCAGGAACAAGTGTTGCTGGCAATGAAACTTCATTTATAGATGATGGATTCCAAACAGTTCAATTGAACACATATAATTCATTAGATACAGTTAAAATAGTTACTTCAAAAATAAATGAAACTCAATATTTACAAAATTTACCTAATGGAAAATCATTTACAACTATTCTGAATTTAAGTTCAAGTGATGAAAATTTATCACCAATTATTAGATTGAGTAGTGGATCTGAAACTGAGTTTATAAGTAATAGATTGAATAATCCAATTGGAGAAGATAGATATAGTGGAGATAATAGAGTAAATTCTGTTATTGATGACCCCCATGCATCAATTTATGTTTCAAATACTGTATTTTTAAACAAACCTGCTACTTCATTAAAAGTAATATTGAGTGCTTGTAGACCAGAATCCTCAGATTTTAGAGTATTATATAGTCTTGTTAAAGCAGACTCAAGTGAAGTTGAACAATCATTCAATCTGTTTCCTGGATTTAATAATACAGTTCAAGTTGATGGAGATGGATTTGTTGTTGATGATCAATCTAAAAATGATGGTAGATCAGATACATTTGTTCCGATAAGTAGGTCTAATGAGTTTAGAGAATATCAATTTACTGTTGATAATTTAGATGAATTTACTGGATTTACAATTAAGTTAGTGATGTTGGGAACAAATCAGGCTCAACCACCAAGAATTAAAGAACTAAGAGCAATTGCTGTAAAATGATAAAGGTAGAAGGTCATCCAAATTTATACAGAGATCCTAAAACAGGTGCAATTATTAATTGTGATGATCACGGATATACTCAGTATATAAAATCCTTAGAATCTCGAAATAGACAAAAAGATGAAATTCAAAATATGAAAAATGATATTGATGAAATTAAGTCACTACTTAAAATTTTAGTAGAGGGCAATAATAAGACATAAATATAATTAGCAAATATTATTGAAATAGATGTCAGCCGTATATGTATCAAATTTAATTATCAATGCAGGATCAACTTTTAGTCAAGAATTTGATTTAATTGAAAGTGACGATTCTGGTGCTTTAAACTTAGATGGGTTTACAGTAACATCTCAGTTTAGAAAACATGCTGGAAGTAGTTCTAAACATGATTTTACAACAACTATTTCAGATTCTACAAATGGAAAGATTTTACTTAGTTTAACAGCTGCTCAATCAGCCGTACCCAAACCAGGTAGATATGTGTATGATATTATCATCACAAATGCGGCTAGTGAAAAAACAAGAGTTGTAGAGGGTTCTGTGCTCTTAAGGGAGGGAGTGACTCGATAATGCCTATTAAAGTAAGAGTTGGTCAATCAGACGCAATTAAAATTTTAGCTAGTGCTGGTGGTGGTTCAGTTAGTGCTGTCACTGCTCAGAACGTAATTGGTGGAATTGCATCAGTTACTCAATTAAGTGTATCTGGAATATCAACTCTATCTGGAGGATTAGATTTAGCTGGTGGATTATCATTAGATAATCTTGTTGTTACTGGTATTACAACTAGTGCTTCATTTATAGGACCTTTGACAGGTAATGTTACTGGTAATCTTATCGGTAATGTAACTGGAACAGCAAGCACCGCAACTACTGCTTTAGGTCTATCAGGGACACCAAATATTACAGTATCTGCTTTAAATGCATCGAGTTTAAGTGTATCTGGATTATCAACTCTAACAGGAATAGTAACAACCACTAATGATTTATATGTTGGTGGTGATTTGTATGTTGGTGATGATATAGTTCTTGATTCTTTAACAGGTAATTCTCTAAATATCACAGGAATTGCTACTGTAAATTCTTTAAATGTTCCAACTAATGTAACTATTGGGGGAAATTTAAGTGTCGGTGGCACTTTAACATACGAAGATGTAACCAATGTTGATTCTGTTGGTCTTATTACTGCAAGATCGGGTATAAGAATTAACACTGGAGGGTTGATTGTTACTGCTGGAATTGCAACTTTTGGGGCAATTGCAACATTTGCAAATAATATTTTTGTAGATGGAACATGTAACGTTGATGGTACACTTACTGCTGGATTAATAGATGGAGGGGCATTTTAATGGCTAAACCAAGTACTAGACAAGGACTTATTGACTACTGTTTCCGAAAATTAGGTGCGCCAGTTTTAGAAGTAAACGTAGATGATGATCAAGTGGATGATTTAGTTGATGATACTATTCAATATTTTCAAGAAAGAAATTATGAAGGTGTTGAAAGAATGTATTTAAAATATAAAATTACTCAGGACGATATTGATAGAGGAAAGGCATCAGGAACTTCTGGAGTTGGAATCGTAACTACTACAGGAACTTCCACAAATATAAGTGGTTTGGGAACAGTTACTTCAAATTTTTATGAAACATCCAACTTTATTCAAGTTCCAGATTCAGTAATTGGAGTAGAAAAAATATTTAAATTTGATACAAGTTCAATTTCAGGTGGAATGTTTAGTATTAAATATCAATTATTTTTAAATGATTTATATTTTTTCAATTCAATCAATCTTCTTCAATATTCAATGACAAAAACATATCTTGAAGATATAGATTTTTTATTAACAACAGATAAACAAATAAGATTTAACAAAAGACAGGATAGATTATATCTTGATATTGACTGGGCTGCACAAGACGAAGGTACATTCATTGTTCTTGATTGCTATCGTGCTTTAGATCCTGATTCATTTGTGCAGATATATAATGATCCATTTGTCAAATTATACCTCACTACACTTATAAAAAGGCAATGGGGACAAAATTTAATTAAATTTCAGGGTGTAAAATTACCAGGTGGATTGGAATTAAATGGAAGGCAAATATACGATGATGCTGAAAAGGAGATGGATATATTGAGGGAAAGAATCATGAAAGAATATGAATTTCCACCTCTTGATTTTATAGGATAGTGTATAATGGCATTAAATCCCTTTTTTCTACAAGGATCACAAAGTGAACAAAGACTAGTTCAAGATTTAATCAATGAACAGTTAAAAATTTATGGTGTAGAGGTAATGTATTTACCTCGTAGAATTGTTAGTAAAGATAATATTTTTACAGAGGTAGAATCATCAACATTTAGAGATAATTTTGCAATAGAAGCATATGTAAACACATATGAGGGATATGGAGGTGCTGGTGATATTATGACAAAATTTGGAATGAGTTTAAAGGATGAATTGATAGTTACAATATCTAAAGAAAGATTTGAAGATTTCATATCTCCATTTTTAGTTAATTTACCAGAGGGAGTAATAGAAGTAACAAGTAGACCAAGTGAAGGAGATTTAATATATTTTCCATTAGGTGGTAGACTTTTTGAGATTAAATTTGTAGAACATGAAAAACCATTTTATCAGTTAGGTAAAAATTATGTTTATGAACTTAGATGTGAACTATTTGAACTTGAAGACGAAGTGGGTGGATGGGATCAACTTAGCAATACAACTGAAGAAATTGATGATGCCCTAGTAGATCAAGGATACATTACATCTCTTAAACTGATATCAATTGGATCAACTGCAAGTCTAGGTTTTACAACCACATCTGGATATATTCGTAAGATTTTCTTAAATGAAGATGGATATGATTATACAAGAACTCCAAATGTTGCAATTGGAACAGCACCAAATGGTGGAATAGATGCAACTGCTGTTGCAATAACAACATCAATCAATGGAGTTAATTCTGTTAAAGAAATACTACTCACAAATCCTGGTGCTGGATATACAGTCGCACCAACTGTTACTATTGTAAGTGCTGCATCAACTGTTCTTGGAGTTGGATCTACATCCTATGGTGTGGGTGCTGCAGCAACTGCATATTTGGTTACTACCTCTGCTGGTATTGGAACGGTAAGTATCGCATCAAGTGGTAGTGGATATGCAATTAATCCAACGTTAACATTTACAACACCAACTTCAGGAGTCGGAACTGCGATTGGAAGAGCAAATATAAATGCTGCAGGATTTGTAACATCCATACTTATTTCGGATGCTGGTATTGGATATACTACAGGAACTGCAATTGGAACTGTAACTCCACCACCAGTTATTACAGGTATTGGTACTTACCAGTTCAATGAAGTTGTTACTGGTTCACGTTCAAGTGCAACAGCAAGAGTCAAGTCTTGGAATGTAACTACAAATACACTAAAACTAGGAACTACAAATGGTACGTTTGTAGCAGGTGATGTAATTACTGGAGCTGCTTCTTCTGCTAGATATACTATTGACTACATCGAGTCTGCAGAATTTGCTGATAAATATGATAAAGGTGATGAAATCGAAACAGAAGCAGATGCGATTATTGATTTCTCAGAAGGAAACCCATTTGGTACATTTTAATGTTAGGAACTTATTACTATCACGAAATAATTAGAAAGACAATTGTTACTTTTGGAACACTTTTTAATTCTATTAGTATTCGTCACGATGATAGTGCAGGTAATACTTACAGTGAATTAAAAGTTCCTTTAGCATATGGTCCTTCACAAAAATTTCTTGCAAGATTAGAGCAACAGGCAGACTTAAATAAACCTGTTGGTATCACTTTACCTAGAATGTCTTTTGAGATGAATAATGTTAGTTATGATTCTTCAAGAAAAACTGGAATTACTCAAACATTCAAAGCATCCGATGGGAATAATATAAAAAAAGTTTTTATGCCTGTTCCATATAATATTGGATTTGAATTAAACATACTTGCAAAATTGAATGATGATGCTTTACAGATTGTTGAGCAAATCTTACCATACTTTCAACCATCATTTAATCTAACAGTTGATTTAGTCAAATCAATTGGAGAGAAAAGAGATATACCAATAGTTTTAGATAGTATTAATTTTCAAGATGATTATGAAGGTGATTTCTCAACAAGACGTGCGTTAATTTATACACTAGGATTTACTGCTAAAACATACCTATTCGGTCCAGTCGCAGAGTCATCTGAGGGTCTTATTAAGAAAGTTCAAATTGATTATGCTGCTGACACAGATACTAAAAATTCAAAACGAGAGGTAAGATATACAGTAACACCTGATCCTGTTGATGCGGGACCTGATGATGATTTTGGATTTAGTGAATCAACATCATTCTTTTCAGATTCTAAATCTTATAGTCCTACTAGACAAACTGATATCTAATGACTAATTATGATCCTATAGACAAGGCTTTAAATATTAAGTCTGAAATAGTTAAAACACCTGATCCTCATGTTAAAACTAAGGACGTAAAGAAACCTGATGAAATTGGTAAAGATTATGATTATACTAGAGGTAATTTATATTCCTTAATAGAAAAGGGTCAAGAAGCAATTAATGGTATAATGGAGGTTGCTGGTGAAACTGCAAGTCCTAGAGCATATGAAGTTGCAGGACAGTTAATTAAATCTGTAGCAGATACGACTGATAAATTAATGGATTTACAGAAAAAAGTAAAAGAAGTCGATGAAGATAATAATAAAACTACAAATAATGTTACAAATAATGCACTATTTGTTGGGTCAACATCAGAATTATCAAAAATGTTGAAACAAGGAATTCTAAATAATAAGGAGGGATCGAATCCAAAGAATGAAAAAGTGTAAATCTGGATACTATTATTGTCAAACTGATAAGAAATGTAAACCTATTCCAAAGGGTTATCGCATTGGTTATGGTGGATATTTACGTCATGAAAAAGATGATGATAGTAATGGTAAAAAGAAAAATGGAAATGGTCATGGTGGTAATGGTAATGGTAATGGTAATGGTAATGGTGGCAATGGTAATGGTGGAAACGGTGGAGGAAATGGTG